GTTGTGCGTTGGATATAGTTATATTAATTTATTTTTTACGCAAACATTGACAATTTTTGTAAGATATAGTAAATTGAGATTATATAAGAGAGGAGGTATGCCCGTGGACGACTATGATAATATTAAATTGGAAACAGAAGAAGATATCGACAATGTATATAAAGAAATAATTGATTGTGAAGATGAAGATGAGTTTGAAGATTTTTATTATCAAGCATATCAAGATAGAAAGTTGTGTGAGGAATATTATGTTGAGAGTGACGAATAACGATTTTATAAAAGAAATGGGGTTTACTAGGGTAGATTGTGATTATATATACTATGGTATGGTAGACGATGTTAAAAAAGCATTATTTACAATATATGCTGGGTCACCATATATTAGGTTTTCAAAAACAAATTATGTTGCGAATATCCAAGTAAAATGTATATGCGAATGGGTTAAAAAGGGTTATGTTGAATGGGTTGAGGTTGATGAATAACCAAATATTTATTACACCAGATAATTCCAAATGGTTTGATTTAACAGATTTACCAAATGAAAAATGGGCTACTATTGATGATTATGAAGATTTATATAAAATAAGCACGTATGGTAGATTGAAACACCTTCCAAAATATAAAAACAACAAAGAATTTATAATGAAACCATATAAAGATAAATATGGTAGATATGTTTCATATTTATATAAAAATGGTAATAAAAAAGCATTTTATACACATCGATTGGTTGGTCAAGCATTTATTCCTAATTTAGAAAACAAACCAGAAATAAATCATATCGTCCCAATAACCAAAGAATTATGTGATAATCGCGTATCAAATCTCGAATGGGTTACTAGTAAAGAGAATTTTGAATGGACTAAAAAATGTGGTAATTATTATAATCCTATGATTGGAAAAAGTGGTGAAGAACATCCTTGTTCAAAACCAATTGTTAGATTATCTTTAGATATGACTTTTATAGATAAATGGGCAAATGCCAGAGAAATTGATAGAAAATTAAAAATTGACTATAGGTTCGTATCAAGAAATTGTAACCATTTATGTAAGACAGCAAAAGGGTATATTTTTATGTTTGAGGAGGAATATAATGAACAAATGGGAAAGTATTAATATTAATAGTTTAAATAAGAAATTAAAAATATTTCCAATTAAACAAAACAGTAAAATACCGCTCATACCCGAATGGAATAAATCTTGTACTTCATACTATTTACAGGTTTTATATTGGTATGAAACAGCAAAAAATTGCAACTGGGGTTTACCTTGTAAAGAAAATGATTTGTTTGTACTTGATTTAGACAGACACGACCCAAATAGCGATGGGGTTAGTAATTTTAAAAAATTATGTGATGACTTAGAAATAGATTTACCAAATACTTTAGTACAAGAAACGCCAAGTTCTGGACTCCATTATATTTTTAAAACCGATGAAGATTTAAAACAGGTTAGTGGTGTTGCAAATGCTTTTAAAAATTATTCTGGTATAGACATTAGAAATAGTAATTATATCGTAATCGCACCTAGCGAAATAAATGGAAAAGCATATCGTTTTATAAATAATATGGAACCACAACCAATGCCATCAAAATTAAAACAATTTATACTAGAAAATGCTGGCACAAAAACAGAAAATAAAAAAACTCCTTATGAAAAACCAAAAGAAGTTTGTGTTGGAAATCGTGATACTGCTTTGTTTGAATATATTAACAATTTGTATTACAAAACTAGATTAGATTTCGACGAAATATTAACCCTTGCTAAATATTTTAATGAAAATATTTTAGAAGAACCGTTAAGTGATAAAGATGTATCATATAAAACAAAGAAAGCGTTTGAAAAACCAAGAGGTGAAACGCTAATTGTTCGAATACCAGACGAATAAAAAACTAAGAAGGGAAGGGGAACCCTCTTAGTTAGGAAATGTTATATGGACTAAAAACCAATTTAACACATATACATTATAACATATCGAGGTGTTGGTGTCAAAATGGATTGAATAGTTTTGATAAGTTAAAGAAAGGTGATAAAAATGGATTTTCCAAAAATGTTAAAATATTGTCAATTTGAAAGACATATGACAAACGAACAATTTGCGAAATATTTAGGAAAAAGTAGAACTTGGTTACAAGCAATTTATAGTAAAAATAAGAACGTTAAGAAATATTTACTTAGTGAAAGAACAATTTTTGATATTAACCAAAAAACAGAAATACCAATTGAAGTTATAGAAGAATATAACGAAAAACTTAAAGAAGGTGAAAATTAATGGGCGGTTTAAAAAGTCAATCTGTGGGTAAAAAATGGGAACAGGAGATAATAGACGCTTATTACAAAAAAGGTTGGCAACCATTTAAAATACCAACAGAAATAAAAGGAACTTGTTTTGATATAATTTTAATTAAAAATAGTATTGCAATGTGTATAGAAGCAAAACATATAACAGGAGAAAAATTATATTTTAAATCAAGTGGACTTGATAAAAAACAAGACGAGTTAACACATTTTATAAAACATTGTAATACAAACGTTTTCATATATGTTAAATCGGATGTAACAGGAACGTGGTTTACTTCTTGGTTAGACGCATATCCTAAATTTAAAAACAAAGGATATATTACAATAGATGATGGTTATAAATTTAGTATAGAATAGGTGATTATTATGGAAGAAAGAGAAGAAATGATTAATGATGAGCCTGTTTTTGAAAACTATAAACAAAGACAAGCATATTATAGAGAAAAATGGAAAAATAGAGGAAGAACAATTTGGGTTTCAAAAAGAATCGGTAGAGACGGAAAAGTCTTGCAACCGGGTAAAACCTATGAAAAAGAAAAAGAGAGAGTTGTGTATAAAACTGCTAAATAGTTTAGGACGTGGTTTGGAATGAATAAAATAGACTTAAGATTAGGTGATTGCCTAAATATCCTACAAGATTTGCCAGATAACAGTATTGATTTATTGGTGACAGACCCACCATATGATGTAATAACAGACGGTGGTGGAACGGTAAATAGTATAAAGAAACTTAACAAGAGTTTAAATGATTTGGTGGACGCTAAAATAAATAATGGTTATGATATAGAAACATTTAATAACGAGTTTGTTAGAGTAATGAAAACCATAAACATTTATATATGGTGTAATAAAACACAAATACCAGATTATTTTAAATTCTATGTGGACAAACATAAATGTAAATTTGATATTATTTGTTGGCACAAAACAAATGCTTTACCAACATATTCTAATAAATATTTAAGTGATACAGAATATTTGCTTTATTTTAGAAAAGGAAAAGGTAAATGTTTTCCTAAAAGTTATGAAGACGCCAAAACATACTATATTGCACCCATTAACCATAAAGATAAAAAAGAATGGAAACACCCAACAATAAAACCGCTGGATATAACTGAAAAAATAATTAGAAATTCATCTAACGAAAATGATGTTGTGCTAGACCCTTTTATGGGTAGTGGTACAACTGGGGTCGCTTGCAAAAATCTAAACCGAAACTTTATTGGAATCGAAATAGAACCAGAATACTATAATATAGCAAAAGAAAGAATAGGTATCAGCGATAGATGGAGCGATTTGGATTGAGGTGATTATGTGGATTTTGAAAAATTGTTAGATAAATTATGGCTATTTGACTATGAGGTTTTTGCCCACGATACATTAATGGTGGCTATTAATTACAGAACAAAAAACGAAGTAATATTTCATAACGCAAATGCCAACGAATATCAAAGTTTTATAGATAATAATAAACCAATCCTTATTGGGTATAATTGCAAATCATACGACAAATACATACTTAAAGCGTGCTTACTAGGATATTCTCCTGAAGAAGTAAAAGAAATAAACGATTATATTATAGACGGTGGCAATGGTTGGGATTACCCTTTTGATGGTTATTGTGAATTACCGCCTATATTTGACCTTATGGATGATATTGTTCCTAGAAAAAGTCTTAAAGAAATCGAAGGTTGTCTTTGTGAGAATATTACAGAGAGTAAAGTACCTTTCGACTTACCAACCAAATGGACACAAGAACAATATGAAGATGTTTTATATTATTGTACTTGTGATGTTAAGATATTGTTTAAATTATTTGATTTAAGAAAAGATTATTTTATGGCTAAATACACTATTTGTAAAATGGGTAATATAGACCCACAATATGGAATGGGTTATACTAATGCCAAATTAACTGCTGTTTTTTTAAACGCTAAATCTCAAGAGTATAATGATGCTGACGAATATGAATATCCGGATAATTTTGAACTTGATGAAATAATACCAGAAATAAAAGATTATTTTGATAAGTTTATAAATAAAGAATTAGATATACATACAGAGAAATTATCAATGACGATTGATAACATGCGTGGTAATGTACAAGAGGGTGGTATCCATTTTGCGTTAGATAACTATGTATTTGAACGAGAAGATTTTAAAGCAAGTGATTACTATGAATAATAAAATTAAAGATTTATCGGGAAAACGTTTTGAAATGATAACAGTATTATCTAAGTATATAATCAGAAATAAAAGAGTATATTGGTATTGTCAATGTGATTGTGGAAAAATATTTCTTAGACGCTCTGATATTATTCAACGTTCAGATATAAAAAGTTGTGGATGTTACCAAAGAATTAATAATAAAACAATTGGAATAAAACATGGAGACGGTTCTCGAAAGAGTAAATATCATAGATTATACATATGTTGGCAAAGTATGAAAAACAGATGTTATAATTCAAAACATAAACAATTCAAAGATTGGGGTGGAAGGGGTATAACTGTTTGCGACGAATGGTTGAACGATTATAATACTTTCAAAAAATGGGCATTAAATAACGGTTATTCTGATAATCTAACGCTTGATAGAATTAAGGTAAATGAAAACTATTCGCCTAGTAATTGTAGATGGATTACTAAAATTGAACAAAATAAAAATACTAGAAAATGTAAACATATATTATATAATGGAAGATACTATACTCCACCAGAATTAGCAAAAATACTTAACATAGATGATATGACTGTGAGATATTGGTTATTTAAAAAAGGTAAAGATGTTACCTATTTAGTCGAACGTTTTAAATACAAACAAGGAGGTGAAGTGAGAAGTGAAAAGGCTACTACTGAATTATGATGTAGCCAGTCTGCGGTGACTTTATCCTAGTTTAATTTGTGAATACAATTATTTTAGTAGAAGTCAACCAGATGGTCAAGTTTATAAAGACTTGAAAGCAAAAAGACTGGAAGCAAAACACAATGGTGATAAAACTACTGCAAATGCGTTAAAACTTCCATTAAATACTTATTACGGTGCATTGGGTGCAAAAGGTAATCCATTAAGAGATGACAAAAATAGACTCGCTGTATGTATATCAGGGCAAGTTGCCTTATCTATCTTAATAAATAAACTACGTAAAATACCTTCTTTAAAAATGGTGAGTACCAATACAGATGCCGTACAATTTGAAATAGATGAAAATTATGTTCCTTTAGCAGAACAAATATTAAACGATTGGCAAAAACGATATAGATTAGAACTTGAACGTGATGATGTTATTAAATTAGTAATGCGAGACATCAATAATTATATAGAATTACTTGAAACTAAAAAAGGTAAAGAAGTTAATTTTAAAGGTGCTTGTTTCTCTAGTTGTCCTAAGATTATTATTGATGAGAATAATAAGATAATTACTAAATATGAACCTAAATTTAAAGCAAATTCATTAGCAATAGTATCAGAGGCTTTGGCTAAATATTTATTATTTGATATTCCTATTGAATATACTATTAATAAAGATAACGATATTAGAAAATACCAATTAATTTCTCATCTTGGTTCAACATACGAAAAATGTGTACAAGAAACAAAAGATGGATATGTTGATTTAGAAAATAGGAACAATAGGTTATACGCAGGAAAGAAAACGGCTGGATTAATTTATAAAAGGAAACCTAATGGTAGATTAGATAAATTAGCAAATTGCCCCACTAATCCCATTGTAGATAATGCAAACAAATGTACAATTGATGATATAAATAAAGAGTGGTATATTAAATTAGCAACTCAATGGGCAAACGATTTTAAGGGGGTGAAAAGATTGACAGAGTATAAAAAAACTGAACTTATTGAAATGGCAAAAGAATTGGGAATTGAGTTTGAGCCCAAAATAAAAAAAGACGAACTCATAAAATTAATAGAAAATGTGAAAGGAAATGAGGAAAAAATTATGGCTAATCAAAAACTAAACATTTATCAAAAGATAAATGAAATAAAAAAAGAAATAAAAGGAATGGAATTTATATTAGATTGTGTCCAAGCAACAAATCTAGGTGGTAAAGAATATCCTAGCATAGGTCAATACTATAGAGCAATTAATGATTTATCAATAAAGTACAACCTATTGTTTATGTGGGAAGTTGTTGAAGTAGAATCTATTGAAAAAGATATGTTTAAACCAGTAAATAAAATGCCACAGCACGTAACAACCGTAAGATGTAGAGCATCTTTCATTGACGCCGATAGTTATAAAAATGATAGTGAAAGAGCATATGACGAAGTATATTATAATGTAGTTGCTAGTGGTAGCGATACGTGTGACAAAGGCGCTAGCGCTGCTAGTTCTATGGCATTTAGAAATTGGTTTGAAAAAAACTTCACACCGTCTCACTTAACAATTGAAGAATTTGGTGGAGAAACCGAAATATCTGATAACGCAGAACATACTGCAGAACCTAAGATTCCAACATACATACCACCTGAAAAGAAAGAAGAATTAACGCAAGAAGTTGTTGCCGAAGTTCAAAAAACAGAAAGCGATAAAGATGACGCAAAAGAAGTTATTGATAAAATTATGAAGGTTAGAGAACTAACTACAAACCCAGATTGGGGTGCAAGTACGTTAGACCAACTTGTTAAAGGGGAATTATCTTCTGCTGATATATTAGAAATCAGTTTAAAAGTAGATAATAAATTAGATAGTTTAAAGGAGGAATAATATGAACGAATGGTTATATGTTTTATTGGGTTTCTTTGGAGGCGTAATATTTACCATACTATTACTAATAAGTTTTATAAAAAGAATTCTTAGTGTCACAGTTATGAAAGGACAAAAGAATGAGTAAACAATGGTCTTATAGTGAGGATAGAAAACGAATAGTAATAGAGCCACCAAAAAGAACTAAAAAAATAACAGGACACAGATTTCCAAGCATATTAGAATTAAATAAGTATCAAACACCATTTGGTGCTTGGTGCGAAATAACTGGTCTTGCTACACTACCTTTTGAGGATAACAAATATACTATTGCTGGTAAAACAATAGAACCAAAACAAATAGAATATGCTAAACAAAAATTTCCTAATATTATGAGCATTGAAGAATATTATGGAAATAGTATAGAAGATTACAGATATAGTAATTTCAAAGAT